TGGAACAGTGGTGCATGGAACCAACAGGCACCTGTTTCTGTTACAGGTAATGGCCTCACGTCATCTCTGGGAACTGAGACAGTTGCGACTGATCAGAACATATCTGTAACTGGTATTGGTTTAACATCAACTGCTGGAACTATTACTGCTGTTGGTATTGCTCAAGTAAATCCTTCGGGAAATCCCCTTACATTTAGTATTGGGACTGAAACAGTAGCAACAGATCAGAACATATCTGTAACTGGTAATGCTCTTACTTCTTCTGTTGGAGATGATTCACAATCAGTAACGTCTACAACTGGTTGGAACCGTGATACAGATGTAAATACAGGTGGCTCTATTGGATGGGGTGATCAACAATGGAATGCTGTAGGTGGTTCATTTGCTCTTACAGGTCAAGCACTTAGTGTCTCTTTAGGTACAGAAACAGTAACTACAGATCAGAACATATCCGTTACTGGAGTTGCAACAACTTCATCAATAGGAACTTTCTCAATATCAGGTGATTCACAGGTAACTGTTGTTGCTGCAAGTGAACCTCAACTTGATATTTCTTTAGGTACACCAGAAGCTGATCCAGAATTCGTTGTATTCCCATCAGGTAATGCAATGACCTCAGCAGTGGGAACTGCTGGCACATCAGTATTTGTTACTGGTGTTAATATGACCTCTTCTTTAGGTGAGGAAACTCAAGAAACAAGTTATGAAGCGCCTAGCGTTTCTTTAACATCAAGTGCAGGAACCTTACAAATTCGCATAGATGTAAGCTTTACACCGACTGGAGTTTCTGCTACAAGTAGTACAGGTAATCTACAAGGAACCTTCTGGTCCGAAGTAGATGATTCTAACAGCGCGATAAGTTGGACAGAAGTCCATAAAGCTGCATAAAAGTTTTGACAAACTTTGAAAAAATTACTAAAACTTTATTAGGAGATTAAATGAGTTCAACTTATTCAACTGGCTTACGAATAGAGCTACAAACATCAGGAGAAAATTCAGGTACTTGGGGTACTATTACGAACAACAATTTCTCTCAGGTTTTTGAGTTCGCTATTGCTGGTGTTTATTCTAAAGCAATTACTACAGGAACTTCAACAACGCTAACAAACGGCGATGGTCCTCAAACTCAGGCAAACAACGAAGCTAGACAAAATCAATTAATTTTTACAGGAACAGTTTCAACAACTCATACAATTCAATTCCCTGCTACTCAAAAAACAATGGGGATCTACAATAACATTTCTGGTGGCGCAGATATATCTGCAAGATTAGGTGCTTCAGGAAACACTGTTACCGTAACTAACGGTAAATATAGATTATTAGCTACTGATGGAACTAACTGGTATGATATTTTTTCATTAGCTGGTTTAGGTGAAGCTTGGCAAATTAAAACTGGTAACTATACAGCATCTGATGGCGACAATCTTTTTGTTGATACATCTGGTGGTGCAGTAACAATAACTTTACCTTCTTCTCCTTCAATTGGTAATCAAGTAAAAATTGTTGACGCAGAAGGAACTTTTGGTACAAACAATTGTACAGTAGGTCGTAACTCTGAAAAGATACAAGGAGCTACTTCTGATTTAACAATAAGCACCGATAGTGCGGGCATTGCTCTCGTTTATGTAAACGCAGACAATGGATGGAGGTTGAAATATAACGACTAATGGCTAACTTACAAGATTTAGTAAATAGAAGTGAAGTAGGCGCAATTAAGCCTTGGACAAAAGCAACAGCTCCAGACGGTTATGTTTTATGTAATGGTGCAGCGATATCAAGAACAACTTACGCAGATTTATTTGGTGTAATTGGCACCACATACGGTGCTGGTGATAGTTCAACAACTTTCAACGTTCCTCAGTTACAAGGTAAGATGCCGCAAGGTTATGATGGTAATACTTATAACTTAGCTGGTACTGGTGGTGCAAATACAGTTACAGTGTCTGTTACTAATAACCAAGCTGCAACTAATGCTACAAACCAATCTGTTACTGTAACAGGAAGTATAGATAATACATCTTTAACTACAGCGCAATTAGCATCACATACTCATGGCTACACTGCTAACAACCCTGGTGTTGCTAGGAACCCTGCTGATAACTCAGTTGCTACTCGTACGGGAACAAATAGTGCAACTACAAACAGTTCGGGTTCAGGAACTGGTCACAACCACTCTCATACTTTATCTGGTACTTTAACAGGTAATATTACAACAAGTTTAACTGGATCTGTTACGGCGGCAGGAACAAATTCATTCTCACCTTTTGTGGTGGTAAACTATATTATAAAGCATTAGGAGATATTAATGGCAACACAAATAGTAATAGCAAACGGAGATAACATAAATATTGATGATGGTTCTTTTTTAATTGATTGGGCAGATAAAGGTAAAAACTGGGTAGATGCTTGGTGTCCAAATACAATTCATTGTGTTATTTGGAATTCTTTAACAGGTCAAAACGAAATTCAAAATAAAGATGCTTCTAGTGGAATGATGACTGGCAATACAAATTTATCTGCTACAAGTGATGCTGTTGGATCTACAACTGTTGCTGCCTTATTAACTTGGGCAGAAACAAGAAAAGGTCAGATTCAAGCCGCTATGACAGCTTATGATAATGCAGTAGCTGATGATTTAGCAAATGGAACTACTAACGCTGATGGCAAGACTTGGATTAATTACGATTCTAATTATTCGTAAAAGACACCTCTAAACTGTAAAACTTTTCTTTTAATTGGCCCTGTTACGGGACACACTTTATGTTGTATGTTATTTTTAATAACCAATAATGTATTAGGATAAGGATAGGATGCTAAAGGTAATCCTCTTTCTGTATCAATTAAAGTTTCTCCACCCCAATTATGATCCCAATTTTCATGAAGATAAAAAGAATAATTTAAAGTATATTTACCATCATAATGCCAATTTATTCCTGAAAATTTATAATATTCATAGTAATTTAAAACTATTTTCATATTTTTCTGATATGGCAAAAAAGAACAATTAATTAATACTTTAAAGACTTCTTCGAAAATAGGGTCAATAGCACTTATTTTGTTGTTTTCTATTTTAGAAAGATTATTAACTTGCATAACTTTTTTCATTGTTATATTTTTTTCTTTATCTTTATATAACGTTTCATCCCATTGATCGTGTGAGCTTAGATTAGTTTTATAATTATAAGTAGATATTTTATTGAATAATTCTGGTGGTAAAAAATCATTAATTATTAGGGCGCAATCATCTATGTTGGCATAGACATACATTTTTTAACGTATCCAAGTAATAATAGAATGCCTATTTCCCTTAGTTACTGGAAGTACAGCATGAGGAAAACAAAAATTACTAGGAAATACAACAGCACTTCCAATTTTTTTTTCAATTATATATTCATCAAAAAAACAAAAATTACCTCCAACAAAATTATTATTTAATAAAATTGATATACTTATTAATCTCGGCGCTTGATTAAAAGAATCCGTATGCGTTTTGTACATTCCTTTTTCAGAGCCCTTATATAATAAATGTTCATATCCAGTGTCATTGCAATGAGCTCCAGAAAAAAAATTATTAAACTCTTCACCATATGTTTTTAATATAGTGCCAATTGTTTTAAACATTATTTTTTCATATTTTAAATTTAAAGGCTGTCTGTGAACATTTCTTTCATCGATAGCTACAACAGTTGTTTCACCAGCGTTAACTTTAGATCTTTCAAATAAAGAAAAATTAGTATCCTTAATAATATTTTTACAGACTTCTTTATCTAAAATATTTTCATACAACTTTATGTAATTTTTTAATTTTACTTCCATGATTTTTTATTCCAAAACATACTTTTATATCTATCCACAAACTTACTGTGGAGAAAACTCATAGTTTTTTTGTGCATTTCTTCCAAATAAAAACCCGACCACATTTTCCAAGACTCTCTTTTAAAAGGAATAACTTGTACCATAGGCTCACCTTTTTTAATTAAAAATTGTTTGTCTCTTTTTTTTAAAATAAAAGGAAAATTAATTATGTTCACATAATTATCCGTATCTACAACACCTTCAATAATTTTAAATCTTTCTTCAAGTCTATTCATTGGATGTATAAATAAACAACTGTATCCAGGAGGAGTTTTTATTAACCATTTATTTATAAACTTACCTGCATTTTCTCCTGCCGTTTTATGCCATTCTTTTGGAAGTTGAGTTTGATTATGAAATCCAAAATCACCTGGTTCTTTAGTAGCGGGAGTTACACTAAAATCATTTTCAACAGGATCAACAACGTAATCTTGATCAAATGGTATAATATACCCCATTGTCATGGAGTCTAAAAAAGGCATACAAGTTTTTACAGTTGGTTGATGTAAATTATTATTAGTATGTCTTTGTAATTTTTTGTATTCATCAGGGATAACTCTTGAAGCAGGTTTTGGATGTGGCCATACATCGACCATAGATTTATCCGTAGCACAAAAAGTAATTTTTTTATCAAACATCACTACTTATTTTTTGTATAAAATTAAAAGACATAGATCTTCTAATTTCTCCTTTTACTTTTGTTTTAAAAGGCATAACACAATGTTGATGCGTAGCTTCAAATAAATAAAAATGACCTACTTCAGGTTCCATCCATGTTATGGCTGTACCATTAACATCTGTAAAACCTAAAAAGCCGTCTTTAAATTTATGTGGATCTTTTGCATCATTAATAAATTCTGGTACTTTTAAAAACATAACGCTAGACCATCCACTTTTATCATGATGAGTGTGAGGAGGATTGTATTCTCCTTCTTTCATATCATTTATCCAACAGCTTAAAATTTCTAATTCTTTGGTGCCTACAAATAAATTTACTTTTTCTAATGTGTCAACATAATCATTCATACAATCAACTATATATTTAGCTATTTTTGTTTCTCCTATATGATGTGTAAACTCTCTTTCAGACTCTATTCTACCAGCTAACCTTGGACCCAAAGTTTTAAGTTTTTTTCTATGTTCTTCATATTTGGTATTTAAATCATCAATAGCCTCTAAAGGCATATCATATCTTTTAACAAGTCTTCCAAATACGTTTGTTTGTGCTTTCATTCTTTTTTCTGTCTCTTTCATATCATAAATTATGTGTCAAGAAAACAATTATAAAAAGATTACTTGATATATTCTGTACACATGTTTAAATTAGATCTCACCCAAAAATTATAAATCAAGGAGATATTATGGAAAATCAA